CTCACGAAGCACAAGATCGGTACCTTTCTGGAAATAGCCATTTAGTAACGGCTCGATCGCAATAGTCCTTTCGGTCTTTGCGGTCTTCGGTACGAAGCTTATCTTGTTATGTTGCACCACATGGATACGACGAACATACTCCGTAAAGGCGTATGAATAGTCGAGGCAGGCAATCGCGGACCCATTACTCGGCAGTAATTGCCAGAGATAGTGAAAGTTTCGCATTAGCCCGCCAAATCCATGATGAATGGCACCAGGAGTCACGGTCCACTTCTCGCTGTGAAGCTTCGCGAGTATGTGGGTGGCATTTCCGTGCACTCCTACTGAGGCACCTGCACCAAAGTCGCACCTCTCAAAGATCCTAGCATAGTGGGGATGTCCGCCAATTACTTGGCGAATCCACTCACGAGCAAGGCGGGCCTCGTCTCTATGGGAATCACGTTCTCGTGAATTCCTAAGGAACGAGAATTTTGCATTTACTCTCTTTACCCGCCTTTCGGCGGACATGAAAGTATTTGTAGCATTATCCCGAGCCCCCAAATCCAGCATTTCGCTGGGAAAGGGGTACTTCTTAATGAGGAGCGCAAACTGATTCGCCACAAAATGCTGTGTGGCGTCGTCATACTTCTGTAACGACAAAGAATCAGCCGCTCGATACATTTCGAGGAAATCCCGACGCCTAAACGCGTCAGCTAGGGGCTTCAAGAAAATGTAGGAGCGGTGGTGGCTCAACAAAGAGCTTAGAAGTTTCAGATAAACTGAATGCTTCTTACTCCTGAGGTTCCGCTGCAGTAGCAGAAACGCTCTTCTTTCCTTGGGGTTCATAACGAATCTCCGAAGTTTCGTGATGATCGTATTTCTCGATCACACGGAGAGCAACCACCATCCCGGCTAAAACCAGGACGAGTGCAAGCCCGGCTGCAAGCAGCTCTTTCATCCGACTTCCACGAACCGCAGTTTAGTGGTCCGTAGTTATTGGTTGACGAGCTGCTGTTTCAGCAGGGCTTTGAACTGGGCGCTGGCAATCCAGCTGCCTAGGTCGTTGCAGAGAGCGTCGACGTCCGCAGCAGCGGCACCGACAGGGACCTGACTGTCGACTTGAACGATGGCGTCAGCCGTCGGAGTCAGGGCAGCAGTCAGGGAACAGGTGCGCGTCAGCTTGGCCATGGTGCGGCCCACACCGCTGAACACGGTCGTCGGCTTCGGCGCCGTACGAGCCAGAACCACGGCGTCCTTAACGGACATCGTGTTGTTCGGGCCCGTATAGCGCACGGAGTCCGGGCGATACGAGTCAGGAGTGTAGGACTTGGCGTTAACGGTAAGAGACAAGGTATTAAACCTTTAGTAGAAAATGAGCAACAGAAGTTGCAGGATCGCCTTTAACAGGCGGACGTAAAAGGCCAGACTATCGGCGTCCACGGAAGGTTCCCCCTCCAAAGACGCTGACCATCTGTTGCGCAGCTAGACTGAGGGCATCCACGGCACGAGTCACATTATCGAGTTTAAAATCCGATTTTATGACAAGACCAGGAGCCTCCAGCGGTTGCCGCCACTTGTGGTTCTGTATGACATGCACCTCCCCAGTGATGGGTCGGGTCAAGTCCCACGAAGAACCCGTGCTTACTGTAGACAAAGGTCTGTAGACGTTAGACGTCACGACATTCATCGTTAAGCACGAACCAAGTTGTTTCCACCCTGCTCCGGCTGGCACCAAAGCACCGAAGAGATCTCCGATGTTTAGCAACCAGTCAACGACGAAGGAATAGCTAGTCAGCTCCCAAGGGAGTGTAACTAGACCCTTTGTGCCGAAGCCGAATTCTTCCGAAAGGGAGCGTTCGACCGCATCGAGTGACATGGCTCTGGCGACTACGTTCTCTCTGATCTCGCAAGACCAGTTAGTACGGAATACGTCGTCAGTCCCCACGCCATTCTCGAACCGTGCAATGAAACGTTGCACTTTGGCACGAGTGGTTCTTCGTTCCTGCCTCGTAGCGAGGTTGCGGAGTGCTGTCTTGAGATTATCGATGTCTGCTAGGATTGGCTTTATGCCATACCTATACTGCAGCCAGAGAGCGCTGGCTTCGGCTACTGCCAAGCGCCCTGCCCGACCTTTATGAGCAGCATTTCCTATGGTTGAAACCATCTTGGAAAGCTTGCTTAAAGGTTTGTCGAACATCTCTGCTGTCTTTTCAAGTTCAGCGACCGTCTCCCAAAGATTGGAATCAGATCTGCCTCTGTTGTTCAACAGCGCCGTCGAGGCTTCAACACCGATCGAGTTTATCTCAGCGGGGTTGAAGCCGTAGTTGATGAAGGGTATAGGATACCCTGCCATCTGGGCTTGGGGGATAACGTTCCAGAGCTGTGGCCCCTCGATCCAGAATTCCGCCTTCGCAGGCGGGTCTGAACACGAGTTAGTCACACTCCTGATCGCACCCCCTTGTCCACTACAGCCGTACTCAACGTCCCATCGGGCCATCGGATTGAAGAATAATTCTCCGTTCTTTTGGCGCCGTCGGAAATTGGGTACAATCTCGTCCTCCATCAGGAGCAGTTTTCCGAAAGGCGCGGTTCCATAATTCCTATAGAATTCTCTATTGGGATCGTGGCAACCGCTGCTCTTCTTATCCTGCCAAATCTGATGATATCCAGTCGAAAACGACTGGCGAGAACGAAAGCTCATGACGGTAACTCCGTTAGTGGGTGACGGGC